TTAAAAATAAAAAAATAAGGAAACAAAAAATTAATAATGGTTATTATATTGTTAAATTATGTAAAAATAATAAACAGAAAGAATATAAAATACATAGACTTATAGCATTACACTTTATTTCTAATGATGATGAAAATAAAAATTATGTAGATCATATTGATGGTGTAATAACTAACAATAATATATCTAATCTTCGTTGGGTAAGAAAAATAGATAACGATAGAAATGTTTTAAGCAAAAAAAATTATATTTATGAATATATTAAAAAAAAAAGTGGAAAAATAATATACGAAGCAAATTATCCAATATATATAAATGATAAACGAATTGGAAAAAGGAAAAGTTCAATACATCGTAATATAGTTGAAGAATGGCTGGAACAAATAAAAAAAGAATACCCAAATGAATATACGACTGGTAGAATATAATATGATATTATAATTTAAATATTTTGTTAGTATATATATAATATGGAAACATTAAGAATTACAGAAAGTCAGTTAAGTCAATTAATAGATAATTTACAGCAAGATCAAACTGTATTGTTTAATAAAATGAAAAATGCGTCAAATGACAAGGATAGAGATCATAACAAAAATAAAAAGGTTGAGCAACATTCTAAACTTATATCAAAGCTTTTAGAATCATCATTAAAATTAAAAAACTTATTGTCAGAAACAAAGAATATTAAATAATTTGTTAGTATATATTAATGTTAAGCAATATAGATTTAGAAAATATGGCTGAAAAAGATGGACTTGATTTAATTGGTGTATTCTCTAAAGACCAATTGCCAACTGAGAGACGTGTAGGAAGCTATATTGTTAATATGCAAGATTTTGACCAAGGTTGCGGGAGCCATTGGCTCACGTTTAAAATATTTGATAATGGAAAAGCTATATACTTTGATTCATTTGGGGTTATATTTCCGGAAGAGGTTGGTGAGTTTTTAAAAATGTTTAAACCGATTGCTTGGAACAACAGACATATTCAAGATATAAAATCAGAAAATTGTGGGCGATTTTGTTTGGCATTTATAAAATATTTTAATGATTTTGATACAAAAAAGAATGATGTATTTGAGGCTTATGATGATTTCTTAAATGTATTCAGTAATTATCCAAAAACAAATGATAAAATATTATTTGAGTTACTCAAAAAGTATTAGATATTGAATATTATGTTATTAAATTCATTTAGAAATAATATAATATGTTAGTATATAAAATGGAGGAACAAGATAAGAAGAAAAAGAATAGTGAAAATGTTAAAGTATGGAGATTGAATAATAAAGAAAAATATAACGAATATCAACGCAATCATTATAAAAAAAAAATGGAGAACGATGATGAGAGAAAAAAGTTTAATGAGCGATGTAGAATAAACTCAAAGCGGTTACGAGATGAAAAAAATAATGGACAACAAAAACCAAAAGGTCGCCCTCGTAGAGAACATATCGTATTAATAAATGACATTCCAATAAATTAAACGTTAAGTAATTGATATATTAAACAATAAAAGATGATATTATTTAATTAATAGTTAAGAATTGAATTAATTATTGATTTTATTATATAATTATAAAGAAGTATTTGAATTAAACGCGTTTATTTTAGTATATTCTATATTTTCATCTAATTTATATGATTTTTAAGTAATTTCTTAACAATTATATTAATTAATTCATCTTTTATTGTTTAATATATCAATTACTTAATCATTATCTTATTATATACGATATATAATATCAAGTAATCTCATTTATAAAGATATGATGCATCTATTTTCGCAGCCTTACCTCCCATTACTGAACTATAGATCCTCGCCATAGCCCAATGCTGTGGTGATGTTACTTGTGTCCGAACTGATTGCGGATTTGTTTTATATGCTCCTATACCTTTATCATATATAATTTCTAAACCAGCTTTTTTATATCCAGTTATCTTTGCTATTTCTGCTATTGAATGTGATTCATCTTTATCAAATCCATATTTCATATTAAACTTATTCTTGTAACTAACAAATACCATTATACTAACATAATATAATATTTTTATATTATTTTTCGTCTAAACCACTTGTTTGTTTATGGGTTATCTAGTTATTCTATTTGAAATCTTGTTTAACATCATAAATCTGATCTAACCCGCAACGGAATGTTTGGTCTTTAGGTCCTTCTAAGTCTAGTAATAGAAAAGTCTGTTTATCTTTTGTTGCGTCTTCATATATTTCTTTTAGATGCTTTTTATCAATACCCAAACTACATTCTCGCATTATCATTGTTAAATTTTTCATACTTGAGACCTGCTTAAGAATTAGATAATTAATATTATCTCTTATTAATTTAGGTACCGCATAATAGGATTGAGAAATATAAATTAAACTACAATTTTTCTTACGACAACGGATTACATAGTCACAAATGGGACGCTGAGCTTTAGCTGATTCATTTACTAAATCATCTAGAACAATTAAATTATTAACCGTTTTATCTAGACTGTCTAAATCTGGTAAACTTCCAATCCCCTCTTCTATTTTAAAGTCGTGGTCTTTTAGTTTGTCTTCTAACCATTCGTAAATTGGTTCCGCCTTACATTTTGTAATTATTCTGATTTTTTCAAAAGTGTCTGGCATATTGTGTAATAAGTTTAATAATGTTTGTGTTTTACCACTACCACTTGAGCCAGCAATAATCATTCTAAATGGTAATTTTATGTGATGAGTTTCATAATGGGGATTATGTTGTTTAGGTAAATACTTTTTGGGCATTTTCTTATACCAATCTATCAATTCTACTTTAGACATAATATAATATAATTATATAATATTTTTTTATTATTAAAAATAAAAAATAATGTATATAATATATAATGTCAGTTAATATTCCACCGAATCCAAATGTCGATACATTTAATAATTTATATTGGGCTGATAATAATGAAACCTTAACAATAACAGAAGCCGATGCACGTTATTTAAGATTTCCTATAGCTCAAGGAACAGAAAACTTAAAAGCTATTAATGTTAACGGAGCCTCAACTTTTAATGCGGCAGCCGATTTTAATACAACTGTTAATATAGATGGTATTTTAACTATGAATAATGCTATTAATATGAGTAACTTTGATATACAAAATTTTAATATCATTTATGGAAATGTTAATACAAATGTATCTTTACGCTCAACAGGAACAGGTCATTTACAATTATGGACTGGAGGTGCTAATAGACTAGTTATAACAGATACAGCAGAATTTAGGTCGGATACCAAAGGATTATATATCCAAGGAACATTAGGAACAGATAGTCAAGTAAGAGTAGGTCTACAGACAGGAGCAATAACTCAATTAGCGGGGTCAGTAATGATTGGAGGAGGAACAACAGGAATTAATCAAGGAATAAATAGTATTGCTATAGGTCAGGGTGCGGGAACATCACAAGTTAATAATTGTATAGCAATTGGAAATCAAGCAGGGAAAGCACAATCAACTACAGCAATTGCTATTGGTAATAATGCTGGAGTAGGCACTCAATCAGCAGGAGCAATTGCTTTAGGTAGTAATGCTGGATTAACAACACAAGCAGGTGGAGCTATTGCTATTGGATTAAGTGCTGGAAGAACACAATCGGCAAATGCTATAGCTATTGGTAATGGGTCGGCTACAATTGGATCACAAGGAAATGGAGCAATAGCAATTGGAAGCGGTGCTGGTGATAATGCTCAAGGGATAGATACTATTGCTATTGGAACTACATCATCAAGTGGGGGGCAAGGTCGGGAAAGTATAGCTATTGGTAGATTATCAGGAGCATCCCAAGGAGGATATTTAGCGGTTGGAGATGGTTGTATAGCAATTGGACCTCAGGCAGGAGCAAATCAAACACGACGAGCAATAGCAATTGGAGGACTTTGCGGAACATCACAAGGAGAAGATAGTATATCAATCGGTTATCTTTCGGCAGGAGTTTCTCAAAGTAATAATTGCGTTGCTATTGGTCGAAGTGCTGGACAGACAGGTCAATTATCCGAAAGTGTTGCTATTGGATTTCAGTCGGGTCTAACAGGTCAAAGTAGTGGTTGGGCTATAGGAGGCGATGGATCTGTTGCGATGGGAGTAGCAGCTGGAGCAACAAATCAAACACGACGCTGCATAGCAATTGGAGGTTTATCTGGACAGACAACTCAAGGAGAAGCTGGAATAGCAATAGGATATAATGCTGGAAATTCAGGTCAATTATCAAATAGTATTGCTATTGGAATTAATGCAGGACAAACAGCACAAAAAGCTAATAGTGTATGTATTGGTAATAATGCTGGAAATGCTGGAGCGGGTATAAATTCAGTATATATTGGTTCTAATTGCGGAACAACAAGCGTATTAGCAAATAGTATAATATTAAATGGAACCGGTGCCGCTTATAATCCAGTAACAAATCAAGGATTTTATGTTAATCCAATTAGAGGAATAGCATCAGCAACGCCCGTTATGGTATATAATACAGGAACAGGTGAAGTAACTTATAATACATCATCTATTAAATATAAAAAAAATGTAATCGATTTAACAACAGATACAAGTGTATTACATAATTTACGAGCAAGAGAATATGATAGCAAGGATGATAATACGCACCATGTTGGTTATATTGCAGAAGAAGTTGATAATGTTGATACAAATTTTACTTGGAAAAATCCAGATGGAACACCCGAAGGTCTCGAATGGTTCAATATATTGGTTTATGCTATTGAAGAAATAAAAAAACTAAGAATTGAAGTAAATCAGTTGAAAGGTCTATAACTTTAGTATTATATAATTATTTAAAATAAAATATCTATATAAGTATATAAATGAGCACAAATATACCACCAAATCCTAATGTAGATACATTTAATACTCTATACTGGAAAACAGGCACAGGACAACTAACAATTGAAGAAGCCGATTTACGTTATTTAAAATTTCCAGTAGCACAAGGAACAGAAAATTTACAGATGACAAATATTAATGGCGTATTAACAGCAAACGCAGGAGTAAAAACAAATATTATTGAAGCAAAAATAGGAGCACCAGGAAATAGAATAGATATTGGAAAATCAAGATTAATTGGAACTATGGATTGTAACAGTAATTCTTTTAATAATTTTAAATCATTTATGGGAACTGGAACTCAAACTGTACAATTCGATACACTTGGATATAATCTTGAAATAATTGGAGGAGATATTGATATGATAAACACATATAAACTAACAAGAGTCAATACTTTAAGTAATGATAGTCCTGTTGGATTAGTAATAGAAAACTTACAAAATGTAGATATGACTTTTAAAACAGATACAGTAACAAGATTAAAAATTGGAACAACCATAAACGCTTATGTAGATATGTATATGAATAATAAATCAATATACAATACAATAAGATTACAAAATAGTTCATTAGTTAATAATTTATTAATACAAAGTCTTAATTTACCTATAGCATTCGAATATCTTAGTTTAAATAAATTAACTATTTCAGCTGATATTCTTTTGGGAACAAATCTAAATTGTCAAAATTATTATATTTCTAATACACTATCTATTGATGGAATATCAAATACTAATTTTCCTATTAGTGCAGTTGGTACTGGGCATTTACAATTATTTGCTGGAGGAACAAATCGATTAACTTTTCGTGATACAAATGAATGCTTAGCTAATTCAAATGGATTATATATACAAGGAACAACTAACACAACCTCAAAAGTAAGATTAGGTTATAATTCGGCAGCAATAACTCAAGGTGATGGTTCAGTATCAATTGGAGGAGGTAGTGGAACAAATCAAGGAACAGGTTGTATTGCTATAGGTCAAGGAGCAGGAGTAGGAACAACAATAGCTCAAGGAACAGACTCTATTGCTATAGGAACAAATGCGGGAGTTACATCACAAGGAATAAAATCAATTGCTATTGGAAATTTAGCAGGTCAAACAAATCAAGCATTAAATAATGGGAATGTATATGATGGAGGTATAGCGATAGGTCATTCAGCAGGTAGAACAGGTCAATTTAAACAATGTATAGCGATTGGTAATTTAGCAGGAGACACAACTCAAGGTTTAGGTTGGAGTACTAGCGGTGATGGAAGTATTGCTATTGGGTTAGAAGCAGGTAGATATACTCAAGCTCGTCGAGCAATAGCACTAGGAATATCAGCAGGAGCAGGTGTATCAGGTTCAAGAAATCAAGGTGAAGCATCTATTTGTATTGGTTATGCTGCTGGATATCAAGGAGTTGGTGTTAATACAATTGCTATAGGTCAACAATGTTGTTCTACTACAACAATAGCAAATTCAATTGTTTTAAGTGCTTGGACCGCAGCATATAATCCAATAACTCAAGGTTTTTTTATTAATCCTAATAATATAGTCGCTGGAACAGGTGCATTAACCTTAACATATGACGGGACAAGCGGTCAAATATTTAAAACAACATCATCGGCAAGATATAAAAAAAATATAGAACCATTACTAAAAGATACATCAGTTATACATAATTTTCAACCAGTTGAATTTAGATATAATAGTCAGGATGAAACGCAATCAAAACATTATGGATTTATAGCAGAAGATATTTATGAAATTGATAAAGACTTAGTTGTTTATGATGAAGAAGGAAGACCCGATGGATTTTATTGGGATAGAATACATACATATAACATATGCGAAGTTCAAAAATTACGAAAAGAATTAGATGGGACGGTAAATATAATGCGAGTGATGCTTGATGATATGAACGCATTAAAAAATGAAATGGAATTAATGAAAAATGAACTTAACCTTTTAAAAGGAAGTAGTCCACAAATATAATATTAGGAATATATAATGGGGTTAGATTCTATATTCTGGTTATCATTCGTGACAATAGCAAGTGGTTGCGTAATTAAGTTGGCGAGTATGATATTTAAATCAAGATGTAAAACTTGTAAGTTATGTTGTTTAGAGATAGTGCGGGATACTGAAGCAGAAGAAAGAGAGGCTGAATTGGAAATGAGTAATAGGCAACCAAACCTACAACATCAAACTTCAACAAATAATTTATAAATAAAGACGTTTAACCGTACTAACAAAGTGAGCAATACATATTACATAAAGACAAAAGATAGTGTAAAATATTATTACATTTAATATTTGTAATAGTTCCATATATACTTGTTAGTTTATTTTATTTTAAACTAACAAATTACTAAATTATATTCCAAAGTGTTTTTTCACAATGGGGATTATCTATATATTGATTATCAAGTTAAGGGTGGTGGGTGGTGGGTGTATAGTTGATTTAAGTTAGAATAGAAAATAAAGAATAAAAAATGAACAATATTCATTTTTGACACTTTGTTCATCTTTTTTTGTAATATATAGAGAGAACCCAAAATGATACTATCCACCCACCACCTACCACCAATAACTAGATAATTAAATTTACATAGCCGATAATTCTAGTAATATATCAAGTCCTTGTTTTTTCTTTATACGATCAGCATTCATTAGTTTCACTACAAGTTTTCTTGTCTCATCAAGCAACTTAGGATTATTATTCCCCGCTGTTATTTGCCCTCGTAATATTTCGAATCTTTTAACATCTTTTTCCTCATCGTCAATAACAGTATTAGGTAATCCCATTCCTTTAAATATTCCTGCGGCTGTTGCAACTTTTTGAAAATATTTACGTTCTTCATCACTTATTTGATTATATACTCTAGTGTTTGGCTTTCCACTATCCAGCAAATCTACAATAAAATCACGAAAAATATCACTTACAGCAGTAGGTTTAAAACTGGGTATTGCACCTAGACAATTTTTATATTTAACATTCAATATATCCTGATTCTCTAAATGCGGAATATTAATACAGAATTTACCAAATTCTTTATACGATGGTTGTTCAACAGCAGAAATACCTTTACCAATTCTTATCCTATTACGGGGTTGTTGTTGTAGATTATTATATTTTCCAATACCATATCCCTCAGTGGTAGGGGGCTCGTCTTGTCCCCAAAGTTCAAAAAGGTTTGTATCATATATCCATACTCCAGCTCTACCTTGTGTTTTTGTTAGTTTACCATATCTAACCTTTTCTCCACTTTTTGTATCTTTCAGTTGAGCCGCTAAATTTGGATTTTCTTTAAAATAGTTCTTAATATCTTTTAATGGTAATGATTCAGGACTATTCAAAAAGTTTCGGGTTGGTTTAATAGGAGTTGTAAATTGTGGATCTGCTTTTAATGAAATTGGCGTGGCTGGTTCTAATCTTCTTTTAAGCATTTCTCCCATTTCTTGTTCTATTTGTTGAAGATCAGGGGTTAGTGGTGGAGCACGTCTTGGTCTTGGTGGTACTTCTTGTCTTAATTGAGGTTTTCTAAATGTTAAATCAATTGAATTCAATAATTTCATCATAGCATCATTAAAAGAACGTCTATCAACACTACCACTCTGTATACCTTGAACTAAAGAACTTACTTGTGAAGAAGTTGGTAAATCACGTGTAAGCGTTAATAATTCTCTCATAGCTTCTTGGCGTGTAACCATATCTAAATTAAGTATATCAGCATAATCTTGGTCACTTGGTATACCATCTATTAAATCATCTAATCTTTCTAAAAGTGCTGGGTCATAGTTTAAATTTTGAGCTTGTTGTTTTAAAAATTGTAAATCATTTATATCAGGCAAAATAGTTTTTAATTCTTCAACTGTATCAACTGAATCATTTTTATTTCTTGAATATTGTGTTAATCCTAAACTTTTCGATACTTTAGCTAAATAAGCTTTCAAAAAATCAAGAAAAAATGTTGGTGTAACCAATTTAAGATTAAATCTTTTTTCCAATTCTGCCTTAATAGCTGGGAAATTTGAATTCAATAATAAAAAACTTAACTGTGGATCTCGTCTAATGTTCACCATTATATCAGCTACTTCTTGATCTCTAAACTTTAACTGTTTTAAGTTTTGTTGAGCCAACATTTCTTGACCTGCTTCATCTGCTAAAAGTTGTTCTGGTGACATACTTTCAATAGGGGTTAAAGCTTGTGGGACTTTTAAAACAAATTGTTGATTTCTTGCATTTGCTATATTTGCGTCATTAGCTATTTGTACTGCTATAATATCGTCTTGAGTTATCTTATATTTTTGTCTGTCACTTGCCGAACTTTGAGGCGGTGCTTGGTAGTTAAAATTCATTATATATATGTATATTTAGAAAATAAAAAAAGATAAATTATTTATAAATCGCCTAAATCATCTAATATTCTTACTAAACTAACAAAAATACACATAATACGATAATACAGTATCAAGTTATCCATAATACGATAATACAATATCTAGCTATAAATTACACACTACTACATAACTTTTTATGTCTTTTCCAGTCTAATGTTTGACATTCTTTACAACAATAACATATTTTTCTACAAACACTACATTTTTTACTTGCTGTTACATTATCGCATAATAAGTTGCCGCATTCTTTACCAAATCGCTTTAACGCTTTTTTATCATATGTTTCTGTTAAACTTGAAATAATTGTTGTATTACCAGTATTAACAACTAACAAACCATAATCATTGTTATCTTGTAATAATCCTTTTTTAATTAAATACAAACAATACGATCCCCAAACTACAATAAAATCTTGAGGAGTCATTTCACATTCTTTCGCAGTATCCTCTACAGTTTTTTTACTCATCATATATCCTTTATGACTATTTATAACTATTAAACGTTCCATATGTGTTAAAGCCTCTAGCATCTTGTTATCTGTTGATGGTGGGTTGATTGACATTTCTTTTACCATTTCATTTACTAATTCCAATTCTTTAGTGGTATATCTCATTGGAGTTCCGTTGACAAAGATCATATTCATTTTAATTAATTAACTTGTATTCTAATGGGTAATATACTCTACTCATACTAACAAAAAGTATTTCAATTTTTTCTTTTATACTAATTAAAATGATGCAACTAAAAATTTTATTTCCATAATAAGTAAAATGATACGAAAGCTTTTCCGCCTTTCTCAATATTCTTTTGATGTCTCTCATAATATAATTCTCTGCGTTTGTTTGCTGTGCCTTTTGGAACCAACTTTAAGTTTTCTAATTCCCTATAAAGATAAAAGTCCGGATAATTAATGTCTCCTATATGATATAAAAACAAACCATTCTCATCATATACCTCAATCTTTTTTTTTGGATTGTCACTCGCAAATATTTCTAAACCAAGCTCCTCAGCTTTCGCAATCATTTCATCATTCACCTTATACATAATATAATATATTGAATATATAATATTTTTATTTTTTAAATGTCAAATAACATTTATTTATTTTTAATGTTGAATTATCATTTACATAACACGATACGCATTTTCTTTTATATGATGGTTCTATTTTTTTTATTGTTAGTTGTTCACAAATAATACAATGTCTATAATCTTTTATTTTTTGTTCATATGTACTTACCATTTTAGCCCATTTCTGTTTTAAAGATAGTTTAGCTGTTTTTATTATTTCTTTATCATATATTATTTTTGCGTATCTATCATTTAATCTTGCTTTTTTCTTAAATTCATACGAACTTATTATTCCAGTTTTTTCTAAACAATCACAAGCAATAAATAATTTTAATTTTGTATTTCTATTTGTTATTATACTCATATTTTCAGCACAACACCAATGAGAACACATACAATTTACAGTTTGTTTTATATCAAAAGTAGGGTCATAATTTACAAATTCATACATATTTCCTATTCTTGATAATCTATTGTTTTCATCAAAAGTAAAAGCATATTGTTTCCATACATCATTCCAATTTTCGCATTTTGTTAAATCTGCTACTGTAGCACATAATAATGCAAAATAATCAGGACAAGATTCATAAATTTTTGTTAATCGTCCAGCTATATTTATTTCTTGTTGATTATCAAAATAATAATTTCTAATAAATTTTTGAGCATCTTGTAATACGTCATAATCATCTATTTTTAATTTGTTAATTATTTTAGGATATTCTGTATGTATTTTTTGTATTAATAGTTTTAATCTATAATCAAATGTAACACGTGTATTATTTTCATATATAAGATTTCCTTGTAGCATTTTTCCTTGCAGCATTATAACTTAATATACTATATCTAATTATCTTTATATCGTTTTGTTTAAAGATAATATTTCAGTTAAGATAATTCAGTCAAGATAATCTCATCTCATTAGCCCATTTTTGTATTTTAGAAACAAAGGAACTATATATACTCAAAATAAATAAAATAACTGCTGTTTTTTTAGTTTCTATGTTAGGTCTTTGAACTTTTTATTTTTAAGAGAATGAGATGAGAATATCTTATCTTAATTATCTTGTCTTAATTAGTAATTAAAAAAAAAACTAAGAATTTTGTTCTTTTAATTTTTCATAATGTTTAGCATTAGCTATTTTCTTTCTTTCAGCCTTTTCTTCTTTTGTTAGTACCTTACGTTCTACCTTTGGTTTTATTTCTTTTAATTTTTCATAATGTTTCTTATTAGCTAATTTTTTATGCTCTTGTTTTTCTTCTTCTGTTAGTATATTATGCTCTACATTAGGTTTATTTTTTTCATAATATTTCTTACTTGCTTCTCTCCATAATTCTTTTCTTTTATTATATTTTTCTTGTAATACATTATCAAGCATTAAAAATATTTCATCTTTGTTAGTTTTGATGAACTGATAAGACTTAATAAAGTTTGTTTTTCTTAAAGCTATAAGTGCATCATAATTTGTCTTATGTATTATTTCTTCTTGTTTATGAAAAGGTAATGATTTGTATGTCATATTAATATGTTTATCCGTATTATCATTTTCAGTAATGAATTTTGGGAGTTTTTTATTTAATATACTTGATTCTATTTGTTCCTTAATTAATTCAATTTCTTTAATGTATTCCCATTGCTCTAAATAATTTTTAACATCTTCAAGTGATTTAAAATGATTATCATCATTAATTTCAATTGTAATAACATCAGGGATTTTTGAGTTAGTGTTAATATCATATGTGGTATCTAATACATCATTGGTATAACTAGGGAATTCTACTTTCATATAATTATATAAGAAAATATTTCTTTAAGTTATTGTTTAATTAATTAATATATTTCTTTATTAATTTATTCATTATTCCTAAAGATTTAAAGAAAGAATTAAGATAAGATAATTCAGTTAAGATATTCTCATCTCATTTAGTAATTTTTAAAAAGTTCAAAGACCTAACTTAGAAACTAAAAAAACATCAGTTATTTTATTTATTTTGAGTATATATAGTTCCTTTGTTTCTAAAATGTATAAATCCCTTAATGAGATGAGATTATCTTGACTGAATTATCTTATCTTAATTCTTTCTTAAACTAACAAATCTTTAGGAATAATGAATGTTTTTAATAATATATTTATTCATAATATTATCAATATATTTAGAAAAATAAGTATTTAAAGGAAAGTTTTTATATAAGTATATAATATAGAATGTCTGTCACTCTTACAACCGATCAGTTTAGTGCTTTGCTAAGTAATGTTAATGTTGCTCCAAAAAAGAAAACAAAATCTTTACTCACTGAATACGTTAATGCTGAGAATTTTGAGGATTTTTTAGTGAATTTTAAACATTTAAAGGTTTCTCGTTTACAATCTTTAAGTTTAGTGAATTTTGTTGTTGAAAGTATCCAAATGAATTTAGACCATCTTGAGGAAACAGAATATCCGTTTGTGTGTGCTAATAAACAAACAAGAGTATTTTACTATAAAAGTAAAGATAAATGGATTAAAGGAACAGAATTTATTAGGGTATTACATAGTAAGATTGTAAAACAAGCTTATGCTGAATTACTGGATGATTTTAATGAATTATATAGAGAAGATGTAGGTTTAAATGACGACGAAGAAATAGAAAAAAGATATAGTGGTTCTAAGCATAGTATTAAACAGGATATTATTATGAATTTATGCACAGCTGATAAAATGTCATATGAGGAATTATTTAAAAAAATTCTTACCAAATTGGGAGTATTATTAAAAACCTCATTTGAAATTGAGAAATAGAATAACTTGATAAAATAATATTAAGTTATTTAGCGGGTTTATTAATTTGTATTTGGGATGCATTAATGGATTTATAGGCATCAGGTTTAGTATTTAATTCATTATGTTTATATGGTACTTGTATAGGTAATGCGATTTTATTTTCATAATTGTAATTTTTCCAACTAATAAACTGTCCAACGTTCAACATATACTATAGCAATATATTATTTCTAAATAGTTTATTTATTTAAAAGTGATTCTAAAAATGCTAATAATTCTGGGTAATCGCTATACCAAGGCACGCCAGCTTTGCTAACTTTTCCAAAATAGCATCCCCCCGTCTGACAAGCTTTTATTTTCTCTTTAATCCTTTTTATCTGAGCCTTAAGTAGCTTTAAGTCGGTATAACTAGTCGGTTCATAATAGTTATATTTATTTCCGTTGATTTCAATGGTCTTTAACATTATATATACTAACAAAATATTTCTATATTATTTAAAGAAAAAAGGTTTATAACCTCTTATTAGTTTAAAACAAACATACAGATAAACTAAACTAACTAACTAACAAATTATAACCAGTTTTCACAACACATCATTGCTCTACAAACTTTTTTATGTTCTGCCCAAGCTACTTTATTACAATCACTCGAACAATAATATACTCTTTTACAACATCCGCACTTTTTAAAAGTAGAATTAATATCTTCTTTTTTACATACGCTACAAGTTATAAAAGCAGTTGGAAGTTCTGTATTTGCTAATATAGATGTTATTACTACAGATGCACGAACAGCCCTAACTAATTTATAAGCCTCATTTACCGTTGGGTTTTCTATATTGGTAACCTCATTTATAATTCCTTTAGAAATTCCATATACCATCATCAATCTATGTTTGTTTGAATGCTGATACGTCGTAAATAAGTCTTCTAAAGTATCAAGAGATGAAGTAATCTCTATATGCTTTCCTTGTGTAGTTTTATATACTAAGTTTACTCTTTTTTTGAAAATTAAATGTGTATTGCCAACCTTACGATGATATGCTACTGGACCACCTACTGCGAATGACTTACCTTCTTTGTTTTTTTTTTCTTTCCATAGAAATCCTTTACTATTTTTTACATATAAAATACCGTTGACTTGAACACGATTAACCTTTACTCGTCTTGGTTCTTCCATCTTTAATTATTTAATAAGCAATCTAATAGGTAATATATAGATTATACTATGGCTAAAAAGTATTTCAATTTTTTCTTTTATACTAATTAAACAAGGGTAACTAAAAATTATATATACTAACACGTTGTCTTACATATAATTAAAGAAAAAGTTACTTAAAGATAATATATTATTCATTAGTATAATGACTGAACAATATTTAAAAAACAAAGAATACTTTAAAAAGTATTATGAAACTAATAAAACAGAATTGCTAAAAAAGCAAAAAATATATGATGATAATCGCCAAGAGAAAAAAGCCGAATATTATAAAGCGAATAAAGATAAACGCAAAGCATACTATCAAGCTAATCGTGAAAGATTATTGGAATATCAAAAGAAAAAGAGAGATGAAAAGAAAGCAAACCAACTAACAAGTGATACTACATAATAGTTTTTGTTTCTGCATTCCAAATGCCTGTTTTTATTTTTTTCTTATAATTATCAACAGAGTCATATAAAGTATTATTGCGTGGATCTATTAAATATTTCTTTTGTTGAATAGTAATTTTTTTAAGTTGAGTTTTTGTTTTTACTGGCTTTGCTTTAACCTCAATTTCCATTGCTGGTTCTTCTGGTACTGGTTTTGGTTTAGGTAATGATGCTAAAACTTTCTTTTTTTTCTCTTGAGTTGCTACCATTTTACTTCTATTATCTTCGGCTTCCATCATAACTTCTTCAAGTTTTAATGTTGGTTTTCGTTTCTTTTTTTCTTTAATAACCATTTTAATATTTGGTGCGTCCATATCCTCAGCTCCCATTTTTAGGATATTATCTTTTTTAGATAATTTCTTACTAACCCCATATTTAGCTCTATATGTTTCTTTACACTCAGGTTTAGATAAGGCACAACCATACGATAAATTATTATCGGCAGCGAACTCTTTCACGTGTGAGACCCATTGATTTGGCATTCTTAATATATATAAATATAAAAAATTTATATCTATATACTTAAATATTATTAAATACTTAATATCTACGTCCTCTAATTCTTCCTCTTTCTGCTATTATATTATCCATATTTGTTAACATACCAGCAAGAGCATCATTTACAATATCTGGTTCTTCCATAATTACTTCTTGAGCTAATATATTTATACGATCATCTGCTAATAAATTTACCCAATTTTCTAATTCAAAATTTACTAATGTTTGAAGTTCATCATAATAATTTTTAAACTCTCCATTTAGATAATATATTTCATTAATAATTTGATTTCTTTCATCTAAATTATCTGTATCAACTTCTAAAAGATCTTTTACTCGTAGTCTTATATCATCCATTGTAGCAACTAACATATTAATATTTTCAGTTTCCAATTGTATCTATATAAACTTCAGCATTTGGAATAACTGGTCTAGATATAGTAGGTATAGGTTTATCTGCACTACTTCCAATACCACTTCCAACTTTCATTTTATAACTTTGTGAGCATTTAGGGTCTTTCAAAGCAGCAGAATAATTAATATTATTTTTACTGGCATAATTCTTAACGTGAGTAATCCAAGCAGAATTTTTTAATATTTCTGTTTCTTTATTAGGATTAAGACCTTTTAAACCTCTACCTTGTTTAATATTATCAATTTGTTTATATAATTCTTCTTGTTCCTTAAATAATGGATTAATTTCCATTGTCATAAAATTTTCCTTTTCAAACTTTAAATTAGCAATTTTTTGTTGTATGATATTGTATTCATTATATTTATATTTCCATTCTTTATCTCTTACAAACGCAAGATAAATATCATTAGCCTTATCTCTTTCCATACGAATATTTTTTACTTTTCCATATCCCGAGTTTTTTTTCATATCTTCTATAGTCTTTTCAAACATATTATATTGAACAAATTTTTCTTTTATTTTAGATTCAATATTTTTTATTTTGTTTTTAATTTCATTAATTTTATTATTATCTATTAAAGGTGGGTCACGTTTATATTGTTCATTTTCATATTCTTGTTGTTTTGATTTTGATATTATTTTATTTACATTTGTATTAATTTCTTTAATATTTTGATCTTCTCCTTTAACAGTTATATCAGTAAGTAAAGAATCTTCTGGATATACTTTTTCTTTTTTAAACCAATCAAATATACCACTACCTTCCTTAATCTCTTTATAACTTTGTGAGCATTTAGGGTCTTTTAAAGCAGTGGAATAATTAATATTATTTTTACTGGCATAATTCTTAACGTGTGTAATCCAAGCAGATGGCATTCTTATTATATCTAAATATATTATTTCATAAATGTTTTCTCAATATATTTGTAGCAAGTATTCTCATTTTTATCAAAAATTACAAACACTTGAAGACCATACCAATAGTTACAGTTAAACAACGTCATAGTAGAAATTGTGAACCCTAAATCATTTAATTTTTTTAATCGTTTAGGTGTAAATGAGCTAAAGCAAGCCTGATTCATTATAAAGCCTATTTTCTTTAAGTTGGGATAATTAGTCATAAAATATACTTTTAAGAAAAAAAGCCTTTAGAAAAGGCTTAACCCAAAATTTAATTAATTGTTTTGCTAAACTTTTTAAAAAGTGGATTACCATAGTAACCTTGAAACAACATATCCTTTTCTACTAATTTCAATATCGTTTTTATGTCGTATATGATAAAGTCGCCTTCTATCATTAGCAGTTCCTTTTGGAATAAGTCCTTTTTTTTCATAGTCTAAATGCATATGATAGTCCATATATCTACTATCTCCAACATAAAATAAAAAAAGTCCAGTTTTTTTATCATAAACTTCTAATTTTTTATCTTCCTTTTCTGCGGGGTATATATCTAATCCCATTTGTTTTGCTATTTTATAAGTTGCGTCACTAATATTATACATTTGTTATATAATAATATAGGATATTTTTATTAAATTATTTCATAAAGGTTTTTTCAATATATTTATAGCAAGTATTATCATTTTTATCAAAAACCACAAACACTTGGAGCCCATACCAGTAATTACAATTAAATAAAGTCATAGTTGAAATAGTGAACCCTAAATCATTTAATTTTTTTAACCGTTTGGGAGTGAATGAGCTAAAGCAAGCTTGATTCATTATAAATGCTATTTTCTTCAAATTGGGGTAATTGGTCATAAAATACTCCATAAAATAATATACGGCGTTTCGCTCTTTAAATATCCCTTTTTTATTTGGAATAGAACAGCGATATGGAGGATTTGTATAGATGCACGTTATATCGTTTTTTTCTTGAAAGTCAAATACGTTTTTATTTTCTTCTATCTCAGACCAAAATTTAACAGGGCAATCAACTTGGTTATAAAGACTGCCCTCTCCACGGAACGGCTCAAAAAAGATAGCATCTTTATCTATTGGGTTAAGTTCTAATAGTTTGGTCCAAACATCAGGTTTTGTTTGAATATCTAAGTATGATAATATTGTCATATATATATTATCATATTATATTTCTAAGTTTGTTAGTTTAAACTTTCTAAAGATCACTTTTTTTTAAAACAAAACAAGCATTATCAATATGTCTAATAATAGGTTCTCCAGTATATTCACTATCCCATACATACCAAGCATAAGAATTAATACCAGTTTTATATTTACCATCATCTCTTACAGTATCAAGTAACCAGCAGGGTCTAACCATTATATATAATTCTTTTAGTTTATAA